AACAAACTATAACCCACAAGAGGCGTTAAATATGTTCTTTCAAACAGGTAGTGTTATAGGAAGATCTATGACTCAGGAAGGTGATATGAATCCTGGTAAAGTGCCTATTCAAGAAATATCTAGTGGTGCGGGTGTTGGTAATAAAATACAAGCTCTTATAGCCAATTATAATTATTATCTACAAATGATAAGGGATGTAACCGGACTTAACGAAGCTAGAGATGGTAGTTTGCCAGAAAAATATTCTTTAGTAGGTACTCAAAAATTAGCCGCGGCAAATTCTAATACCGCTACAAGACATATATTACAAGCAGGTTTATTTTTAACTGCTGAAATAGCAGAATGTTTATCACTTAGAATATCTGATATTATAGAATATGCTCCAACACGAGATGCATTTATAAGGGGTATAGGTATACATAATGTGGCTACATTAGATGAGATTAAAGATTTACACTTGTATGATTTTGGTATATTCCTTGAACTTGCTCCAGATGAAGAAGAAAAAACATTATTAGAAAATAATCTTCAGCAAGCAATTCAACAGGGTAGTGTTGACTTAGAAGATGTTATTGATGTTAGAGAAATTAAAAATATTAAACTTGCAAATCAAGTTTTAAAGATCAGAAGAAAAAAGAAAATAGAAAGAGATCAAAAATTACAGCAAGAAAATATAAAAGTACAAGCCCAAGCTAATGCTCAACAACAAAGAGAGGCGGCTCAAGCAGAAGTACAAAAACAACAACAGTTAGCTGAAACAGAAATACAAATAGCACAAGCTAAATCTCAATTGGAAACTAAAAAAATATTGGAAGAAGCTGAAGTTAAGAAACAATTAATGCAATTAGAGTTTCAATACGATATGCAGTTAAAGCAAGCTGAATTGCAAACTACTAAAAATAGAGATAGACAAAAAGAAGATCGTAAAGACGAAAGAACAAAAATACAAGCTTCACAGCAATCAGAAATGATTGATCAAAGAAGTAAAGATAAACCACCTAAAAACTTTGAATCTACAAGTGATAATATACTAGGTGGATTTAGTTTGTAAATTTATTAACTATTATTATATTATATTATGGCAAAAAAGAAAAAAGAAGTAGTAGAAAAGACTACAGAGATTAACGAACCTAAAGGAATGGAAACCAAAGAAGGTGATGTTAAAAAAGTATTAGAAAAGGTTAAAATGAAACCTATAGTTGAAAAAGAAACTATAACCAAACTTGATTTAAGTAAACCACCAAAAACAAAAGAAGATGAACAACCAGTTGATACCGAAAAAAAAGAGGATGTTCAAGAAAAGATTATTGAAGAAACGACTAGTGAAGAAAAGAACACTGAACAATCTACAGAGGAAGTTACTGAACAACCTGTTTTAGAAGAAATAACAAGTGAAGAGGTAAAGGAAGTTCAAGAACAACCAGAAGAAGTTATAGCAGAAACAGAATCGATTGAAAAAGAATTACCAGAAAATATCCAAAAACTAGTGCAATTTATGGATGAAACAGGTGGTGATTTGCAAGATTATGTAAAGTTAAACCAAGATTACTCAGATATGGATAATCAAACTTTACTACAAGAGCATTATAAACAAACTAAACCTCATCTCTCTTCTGATGAAATTGATTTTTTAATGGAAGATCAATTTTCTTATGATGAAGAAATAGATGATGAAAGAGATATTAAAAGAAAAAAATTAGCGTTAAAAGAGCAAGTTGCCAGCGCTAAAACTCAATTGGAAGAGAACAAATCCAAATACTATCAAGATGTTAAAAGCGGATCGAAGCTCACTCAAGAGCAACAAAAAGCAATAGATTTTTTTGATAGGTACAACAAGGAATCAGAAGAAAGCAGTAAAGTATTAAAGAATCAACAATCTACATTTTTAAAGAAAACAGATAATGTTTTTAGCGATGAGTTCAAAGGTTTTGAATATAATGTCGGAGATAAAAAATTTAGATTTAATGTAAAAAATACTTCTGAAGTTAAAGAAACCCAAAGTGATATTCAGAATCTTATTAAAAAATTCTTAAACAAGGATAATTTAATGGAAGATGCTAAAGGATATCACAAAAGCATCTACACAGCTATGAATGCTGATGCGATTGCTAATCATTTTTACGAACAAGGTAAAGCAGATGCTACGAAGACTAGTATTGCAGAATCTAAAAACGTAAGTATGGACCCTAGACAATCTCATAGCAAAATAGAAGTTGGTGGTATGAAGTTTAAAGCATTGGGTGAGAATTCTAATGATTTCAAATTTAAAATCAAAAACAAACGTTAAATTTAAAATTAAAAAACTATGGCAATTACTCCCGGTTCGTTGTTAAATATGACACCGAACCCAATTCAAAGTACGTTGGCCACCAACTATATTGACTTTACAGCTACGGCTACAAGCGGTTGGGCCCAACAATATTTACCAGATCTTATGGAGAAAGAAGCTGAAGTGTTCGGTAACAGGACAATTTCAGGATTTCTTTCGCAAGTAGGAGCTGAAGAACCTATGACTTCAGACCAAGTAGTTTGGTCAGAACAAGGTAGGTTACACCTAGCGTATACTGGAACAGTAGCAATCGCAACTTCGGTTGTAACAATTACAGGACACGCAGGATCTAACGCTACTTATGTACCGGCATCACACGGTTTACGTGTTGGTGACACTGTATTAGTAGCAATGGCTACAGGATTTACTATACCATGTAGAATTGTACTGGCGGCAGCTGGAACAGATCTTATTACTTGCCTTCCTTACGGTGGCGCTAATATCACTAACTTAACTGGTACTCTTGGTAACGGCGCTGCGGTTACAGTATTGAAATATGGATCGGAATGGCCAAAAGGCTCTGACACTCCATATGCTACAGCTAACGAACCTGATTTCACAGCTTACAGTAACAAACCTGTTACTATTAGAGACATGTATCATGTTTCAGGATCTGATGCAGCTCAAATCGGTTGGGTTGAAACTACTGGTGAAGATGGACAAAGTGGTTATCTTTGGTATTTAAAAGCTGAAGGCGAAACTAGAATGAGGTTTACTGACAACTTAGAGATGACATGTCTTGAAGGTGTTAGACCTGTTGCAGGATCTCAACTTGATGTGGAAACACTATCAGGATCACCATTAGTAACTCCTGTTGCTACAACTGGTGTTACATTTGGTACTGAAGGTTTATTTGCTTCTATAACTAATAGAGGAAATGGATCTGCTGGTATTCTTGGACTTAGTTGTGCTGTTGATTTAGCAGAATTTGATGCTATCTTAGCAGAATTTGATTCTCAAGGTGCGATTGAAGAGAATATGATGTTCTTGGATAGAACCACTTCGTTAGCAGTTGACGATATGTTAGCATGTATGAATTCTTATGGTGCTGGTGGTACTTCTTATGGAGTATTCAACAACTCAGAGGATATGGCACTTAATTTAGGTTTCTCAGGATTCCGTAGAGGTTCTTATGATTTCTACAAATCTGATTGGAAATATCTAAATGACGCTGGTACAAGAGGCGCTATTAACGCTAGAGATGTTGTTAACGCTGTTCGTGGAGTTATAGTTCCAGCAGGCGTATCTTCAGTATACGATCAAATGTTAGGAAAGAACCTTAAACGTCCTTTCTTACACGTTAGATATAGAGCTTCTCAAACAGATAACAGACGATTCAAAACTTGGGTTACTGGTTCTGTTGGTGCAGCTACATCTGAATTAGATGCAATGCGAGTTAACTATTTATCTGAAAGATGTTTAGTTACTCAAGGCGCTAATAACTTTATGATTCTAAACTAATCATTACATTTTTAAAAGAACCGAGGTTTCGGCCTCGGTCCTTTTATTTTTACTAATTTTATTATATATTATATTATGACAAAGAAAACAAAAAAAGTTGAGGTGGAAGAACCTCAAGTTCAAGAAGATGTGGTTGTAAAAGAACCACAGGTTGTAGAACAACCAAAAACAACAAGAAACGAACCAACTAACAGAAAAACAAATGATGGTTGGGAAATAAAAGATAGAATGTATCTTTTAAATGGTGACAAAAAACCTTTATCTCAAATGATTAGAGCCGCGGGTGTTTACTATTTTGATGAAGAAAAAGGATATGAAAGAGAGTTACAATATTGTGAAAATCAAAGAACCTGTTTTGTTGATGAAATGCAAGGTGATCAAAGATTAGCACATATTATTTTCCGAAATGGTATGTTACTTGTACCAAAAGAAAAAACTGTTTTACAAAAACTTTTATCTTTATATCATCCTTTAAGAGATATACTGTACCACGAATGGAAACCAGTAGCAATAGCCGCTGATGAATTGAGTGAAATAGAAGTAGAAATTGAAGCGTTAAATGTTGCTAAAGGCTTAGATATTAATTTGGCAGAAGCTATTCTAAGAGTGGATATTGGTTCTAAGGTATCTGAGATGAGTTCTAAGGAGCTTAAACGTGATTTGTTACTATATGCTAAGAGGAACCCACAGTTATTCCTAGACTTAGTTAATGATGAGAATGTTGTACTTAGAAACTTTGGTATTAAAGCAACAGAAATGGGAATAATTAAGTTATCTCAAGATCAAAGAACTTTTAGTTGGGGATCTAATGATAGAAAACTAATGAATATCCCATTTGATGAACACCCATATTCAGCTTTAGCCGCTTGGTTTAAAACTGATGAAGGTATGGAGGTATTTTCAAATATTGAGAAAAGATTAGAATAATTATCTTAAAATAGCCACTCTATTTTGGGGTGGCTATTTTTTTAAATAAAATACAATCATGAAAGAAAAAAATATAGTTAATTTAAACAAAACCTCAAAAGGATTAGGTGATTCAATAGCTAAGTTTACACACGCAACTGGAATTCATAGTTTAGCGCAAATGGGTGCTAAAGCTGTAGGGAAAAAGGATTGTGGATGTGGTAAGAGACAAGCAGCAATGAACAAAATGTTTCCTTATAAAAAATAAAAAAATATGCCGGTACTTATAGATACAGTATATCAAAGAGTTTTATCAATAGCTAACAAAGAGCAAAGAGGTTATATAACTCCATTAGAATTCAATTTAATGGCTAATCAAGCTCAATTAAAAATCTTTGAACAGTATTTTTATGATTTAGATCAAGCAAAAAGAAAACCAAGTGATATCACAACGTTTTCAGATATGAATGAATTAATAAAAAATAAATTAGTACCATTTACAAGTATTCAAACTGTAGTTGGTGGAAATACATATCCTACTAATTATAGAACAGGAAAAATATATGCTACTTTAGCCACTGGTGATAGAGAGGTAAGATTAAGTACACTTAACGATGTTAGAAATATATTAGATTCGCCATTTCATAGAACTGCGTTAAGTATTGATCCTATTTATATAGAAAGCACAACAACTGGTCAAGATATAACTGTTTTCGATGGTGTTGCAGCAAACGGGATATTTACAGGAGTTGTAACATGCGAAATAGTGAGCGAACCCGCGAAAGTTGAGTGGGGATATACTGTTGTTATGGAAAAAGCACTTTACAACGCGGGTACATCTATAAACTTCATGTTACATGATTCTGAAGAAACAGAATTGGTTATGAAGATATTAGAGACAGCTGGGGTAATAATTCAAGATCCAGGTGTAATTCAATATGCGGATAACGAAGAAATGAAACAGGTTCAACAACAAAAAATATAAATAAATGGCATTAATAACACAAACTCAACAACAATATTATAATGGAAATAGCTTTGGTGGTTATCAATTTATATCTTTAACAGATGTTATTGCGAATTTTATGGCTACTTATGTTGGTGCTGGTAAAATATTGTCTGGAGTTAGTAGAACTGATGTTAGTTTCCACGCGCAAAGAGCTCTACAAGAACTAAGTTTTGATACTTTCAAATCTTGTAAAGCCCAAGAGATGGAAGTGTCGTCCTCACTTACAATGCCCCTTCCTCAAGATTATGTTAATTATGTTAAAGTAGTTTGGTCTGATGGGAGTGGAATTGAGCATATTATATATCCAACATCAAAAACGTCTAATCCAACAGCTATAATACAAAATGATGATGGAGATTATGCTTTGGATGCAATAGGGACATTAACAAATGCATCAACAACAGTGGTTTTAGACGATGAATATAGCAATATATTAGTTGGTATGGTTGTAACAGCACCAAATGTTCTTTTTGGAACAACAATAACCGATGTGGTTACTACTGCTAGTATAACCACTATAACACTTAGCGTTGCTGTTACTTATACCGGGACAGAAACTTTACGTTTTTGGAATCCAGGTGGAAATTTAATGTTACAAGAAGAATCTTCAGTTATTTTAACAGGGTGTACTTGGACGTTTGGTGGAACTGATGACGATAAAATAACAGTGGCATCAACGGCAGATGCCGATAGTATAGAAGTTGGCATGTTGGTTTCAGATTCGGGATTTCCAATAGGAACAACCGTCACAGATATTAACGGTGTTATTGTAACGGTTTCAACTAACTCATCAGTGGCTGGTGCAGCAACAAGTTTAACTTTTATTTCACCTGACAATACTTCAGATACTTGGTCTAAATATAAAAGTAACACTCCATCTGAAAATCAAGGTGATTATCAAGATGATATCTATTGGCCAGTTGGAGGTGGAAGATATGGTATTGATCCACAATACGCTCAAACTAATGGATCATTTTATATAGATTGTAATACTGGATTAATTCATTTTAGTTCAAATTTATCTGGTAAAACTGTTATATTGAAATATATAAGTGATAGTTTAGGTACAAACGCAGAGATGCAAGTACACAAATTTGCAGAAGAAGCAATGTATAAGTGGATAATTTATGGGTGTTTAACAGCTAGAGCAAATATTCCAGAATATGTAATTGCAAGATTTAAAAAAGAAAAATTTTCTGAAACTAGAAAAGCAAAATTAAGATTATCTAATATTAAAATAGAAGAGATTGCACAAATATTTAGAGGTAAATCTAAACAAATAAAACATTAATTAAATGCCAGAACTTAAACGCAGTTTTCAGTCTGGTCGAATGAACAAGGACTTAGACGAAAGATTGGTTCCTAAAGGTGAATATAGAGACGCGTTAAACGTTGAGGTTTCCACTTCAGAAGGTAGCGACACAGGGTCTTTGCAAACCGTTATGGGAAACACTTCAATAAGTTTACCTTTTCCCACGACACATACATTAACTTCTTCGGCTTACACCGTTGGATCAATAGCTAATGATAAAAATGATAAACTATATTGGCTTGTAGCTGACGCAGGCTCTAATACTTCTCCATTTTCTCAATATGGTGATTTTTACAAAGCGGATATGATATTGGAATATGATTGGACTCTTAACTCGGTTAGCCCAGTTTTTATTGATGTATATCATACTTCTTGTAATATTACTGGTGCAACATCATT